AGTCACCATATTAAATAACATCAAAGGAATACTCAGAACACTCTTTGCAATTCCTTTTACACCATCTAACAAAGACTGTTCTTGATCTGGGCCAAAGCCAAACAATGACAACACATCATTGAATATGCCTTTAAAAAAATCAAACATTCCTTTTATACTGTTGGAAATTATTTGTTTTGAATTCTCTGGCATGAAATCAACATCCATACCAAACCAACCCGCCACTGTAGATACAATGGAATTAATCATACTCAAAAATCCATCGACAACAGAACCTATACCCGCTGCAATTCTGTCGCTTATTGTTACCTCGTTTTCACCAAGTCCTAAAATCTCTCCCGCGTTAAAGAACCCCTCAATAAACTGATAGATTGCATAGATCACAGCAGGGATTATAGCTACCTTAGCAGCGAGGCCAGCAATACTAGAACTAGCGGCAAGGATAGGGCCGAAAAAGCCAGCTATGCCCGTTACAGCCGCCATGATAGCGACACCCATACCACCGCCAAGAATACTATTCAGCATGGAATCTGATTCTGGGTCGCCTGATTCTGGGTCGCCTGTTGGTGAAGGTGATCCACCTCTTTCTCCACCAGCATCTTGTCGTCTTTGTGCTTCTATACTATCAAATTCGTTTTGCTCTCTTAGAAGTCTTTGCTCTTCTTTAACCTCTTCTTCAACTCTAACAAGTTCTGATAACTTATTATTTGTTTCGGTTGTTCCATCTCCCCAAATCGAATTAAGAGTGACAAGCTGATCTAATATACTTTCTAAGTATTTTTCAGAATTACTAACAGAACCACCGCCACCAGAAACAGTATCTTCATCATCATCATCTAGAATATCATTTGCTCTTATTTGCCCATCACGCTCTTGTTGTGAACGTTGAGCATTTCTTACGTTATTATTACTTGCGCCTTCACTAACAGTTTGTAATAATCTAGCACCATATCCAAGAATTGGGCTTGCAGTCATAATAGCAGATGTGATGTTGTCAAAGCTTGGAAGAACGTTTGCTAATCCTCCACCCCCACCACCAGAAGAGGCACCACCACCAGATTCAAGCTCTTTTGTCAGATCGTCGCTCAGATTTGTCAGCTTTCTAACCATGTTCTTTTTGGTTTTTTCGCTAACACTAATATTTCTAGTTACCAAATCCCTAACAGTCTGATTAAGCTCTTCAATGCTTCTCATCATCAGCCTTGGTTTATTGGATGTCTGAGCAACAATGGCAGATTCAACCATTTTTTTGATAATGGCTTTTACGTCATTGTCATTCTCAGCAGCCCTCAAGTCAATTGCTCTTTTCATCTGAGTTTTTTGAGAAAGTGCTTTTATTATACTGTTTGCGGGAGATGCCATTTTACCCTGCCTCTATTTCTTTTATTAGATTTTGTGCCATCGAAAGATAAATCTCTCTCTCATAAGGTAACATGTTTTCAAGATCATCAAGTGTGAAATTGTTAGAAACTTTAAAGTTGTGGTTTGGATGAAATAATACACTAAAGTTGTTTGTATAATAGCTTTCAACCGACTCATGACAAACCATTAGATAAAAAAATCATTGATGCCTTTAAACGTAATGGTTTCTTTCTTATTGTCCAGCTTTGGAAGTGTAACGTCAACCTTATGTTCGATACGCGGGATGCTTGAAAAGAATTTATTAATTGCTTTCATGTTTAACATATCAATATCATCAACAAACTCAATCATCTCTTCATCGCTAATATCTTCGCGGTTGTACACATTTTCTCCATCAAACACACACACGATACATTTTGAAATAAGTTCAATGTCGTCATTGGTGTCTTTCATTTCACGAATAATCTTCAAAGTTGGATATCTAAGCTTAACCCCAAGCTGTGATTCTTTATCAAGAATTATTTTATCATCAACTTTTTCTTCAACCACAACTTTGATATCATCAATGTTGATTTCGATATTAACAAAATCTGTTTTTTCAATACCCTTTTCATCGGTGTACTTGTAGCTAAATCGTGGCTTGATAATCTCACCAACAGACTTGGCACGAATTCTAAGGAATATATCTTCCATGTCAAACGAACTAAGATTGTCGATATCAATGTCATCAAGAATACAATTATGCAAAATCTGCATTACAGCTTCAAGGATTCGACTTGTGTTCTTTTCTTCTTGTTTAGCCAGCAACAGAATCTTTTGTTCCGCGTTTGTGAACGGGCGATAAGAAACTTTTTTGTTCAGACCCACCAAGTGGTGTGTGTATTTCGAGTGTTTAATCTTAGGTAATGCCATCTTACTTTTATCCTAATTTGTCCAGTGTTCCATCAATCAAACCAATTAATTGAGCTTTTTGGTCGCTGCTAATTACATTGTTTAAATCGAGGTTGGCTTTAATGCCATTTAATAGTGATGCTGATTTGTTCGTAGATTGACCGGTTGTGTTCTTCACAACATCATCAACCATATTGTATATATCCACTGCTTCACCCTCTAGACTGTCACCACCTAAAAATTGAGTCTCTACAAAATCTATACCGCGCTGTACCGCTGGATTAGAAAGTATAGGTGTAGTGAATGGGCCTAGCGGTGTCTGTGCAAGAGAACCCACACCAGACGGTTGTGTGACCTCAGCAGTTGTCCACTTTCTGTAAGCAAAAGTAACACTGATTTTGTGATACTCGTCATTGCTTTCATTGGAAAGCTGCATCGTGCTTATGTCAACAGGGAAAGCGTCTTTAATAATAACCTTATGTGTTACTTGATCCAGTTCGTTTAGTTGTTGAATTTCAATACTAGGCGACACATACGTATTAAAGTAAGAAATTTCATGTGTGTTAGGATCAATGATCATATTCATCCACTTGTCAATAATATTCTTTTCCAAAAAATCTCTTGACACAACAAATGTAAATTCAACAGGTGTGTATGTGATGTCATGAGCCGCACTGAAATAATCAGAATTGTACTTGGTGTCTGACACAGCCAAAGCCTTTGATGGAAATTGTGCTGATTCACACATGATATCCAATCCACGCACAATTTCTGTACCAGACCCCAGATAACTCTTAACCAAATTGATACCAACAGAAGCGATTAAAGGTTGAAGAAAATTACCAGCCTCATCATCCTCAGACTTTTCAGAATTCAAACTTTGTTGTAGAATTTCAGGCAAGCTTATGATAACATTAAACCTATTGGTTCTAGCTAAACCATGCTTTGTTATATGTTTTATTGATTCGTTTAGCGAAGCCATATTTTAAACCATAAATAGATAATTAGACTATACTGTTATTTATAACGCACCACAGGAACATCATGGCAGAGAATAAAGAATATAAAAATACAACAGGTACTGATCTAAAGGTTTTGCAAAACCTTGAGAAATCGTATTTTGAAAGCCAAGGCCCAAAGTCAAGACGTAACATTAAAAAGAGTATGGACTGGTTTAGAAAACGTGTTACAAAGAACTTTAGTAGCGTAAGAACTGCTAGGATGTTTCGTGATCAAGAATTGTTTAGTGATGGTCTAACGTTAGGAAAAATGGCGTTTTTTGAATATTCAGCTTTAAATAAAGACACATTGCCAGTGTGGGATAGATACCCGCTTATAATTCCATTCAGAGTGTATAGAACAAAAAGTGGTTCTGAGAATTTTGTTGGAATTAATTTTCACTACCTCAGTCCTGTTTTAAGAATGGCAGCTTTTCGTGCGCTTTTGCGTTTTAAAAGTAGGGATAGGTTTGTTAAGTCAACAAAGCTTGACATTTCATGGAAAGTTATATCAACACTTGCACAAAGCAAATACTTTGAACATGCTGTTAAAGAATATAGAATGGATCAAGTTAGATCAAAATTCGTAGAGATTCCGTCCCAATCATGGGAACTTTGTTTATTTTTACCTCTTGCACGTTTTCAGAAAGGTTCAAAATCAGAAGCGTGGAAGATGCAACAATGAAAGAGTGAGTGAGTCGCGGTGCGTTAACACCCACTCACTCTATCCACTAACAGGAAAGTGATATGGACAGCAAACCTATTTATAGTAAAGTATCAAAGAAATCAGATGATATATATCATTATTTTTATAAGATAATTAGAACAGATTCGATTGGATACTACTACGGAATTCATTCAACAAAAAACATGAATGACGGTTACATGGGAAGTGGTGAAAGACTTTTAAATGAAATTGATGTTCATGGTAGTGATAATTTTATTAAGGTAATTTTAAATTTTTTTGATAACAGAGAAGAACTCATAAATCATGAATATGAATTTGTTACAAACGAAATGGTTAAAGATAGAGATTGTTATAATTTAATCAGAGGTGGATCATTTAGAGGTGGTAAACTTCATCCTCGTCATGGAACTACTCATACAGAAGAAACAAGAAAGAAGATGAGCGAAACTAGAAAAGGAATAGTGATGTCAGAATCACAAAAAAAGAACATAAGTAAATCCCATCTCCGGTATGAAGTGCATCCAACTTCAATAAGATTAAAGGGAGTAAAAAAGGCAGAAGGGTTTGGTGATATGGTTAGAAAGACTCATACAGGATTATTAAGATCAGAAGAAACAAAAAAGAAAATGAGTGAATCTCATAAAGGAAAAATTTATACATGTCCTCATTGTGGAAAATCTGGTGGTAGAGGATTGTTAAGATTTCATGACAACAACTGTTTTATGATTAATGAAGATAAGGCTATGTTTAAGGCAATTTCTCCGAACGGCAGTGAGTTTTTAACTGGAAGTATAGAGTATTTTTGCAAAGACAAAAAGATAAGCGCATCTATGGCTAATTCTTTCATGGGAAAAGGCGAAGTTTTTATTAATAATCGACAACAAAATGTTCCAACAGGAAGAAACACAGTCGGTTGGAAATTTATTCAGCTTAGATAGAAACGAAAAAGGGAACTCACTGAGTTCCCTTTTTTTCAAAACAACGTATTATCTTTTTCTACCACTTTCTTTGGCCTGCCTCTCTTTTTCTTAATAGCAGACACTTTCTCTTTCTCTACCACCTTTTTCTTTTTTGGATTAGCCATCTTTTCTATTAGTGCTTTATCGTTTTGTTCTTTTATTCTTTGCTTTAACTTAACATCACTGTAATCGGGCGAATCACTATTATCAGGAACATCCTCATTCACTACAGGAAATCTAGACAAGTAATCTTTAACAAATTCTTTGTCTATTTTATCAAGATATGCATTTGATCTTTCAACAACACGATCAACGTCAGAATCTTCCATTTTTAACGGAAGCCCAAATGCACTAAACTCTTTTCCAGTTTTGTATTCACACAACAGATAACAGTTCATTAAAGAGTTGTATGATTTTGTTATGCAAAATGTGTAGCCATAGCGTTTGATTACCATGACTACACCAACCTCTCTATAAGAGCATTGTTTTGTGTTCTTTGTGTCTACTACAGAAACTACTTTCATATTATTCCTTTCTATTGCAGAAGCAAACCTTCGCCAGCGGCTGTAACAGCAAGTTCAATGGCCACGACCTTTGCTTGCTTGAGTGTGTCCACGTATTGGTCTAGGTCTTCTTCACCGTATGGGCCATATTTAACAAAAGCTTTGTACCCACCATTTGATTTCACAACACCGATGTGGTTTTTTGCAGGATTGAAATCACCGTGGAATTCATCAACATACCATTCAGATCGAGACTCTTCCTTTTCCCATGACGCTTGTGTGTACAAGAACCGACAAACGGATGCAACACCAGCCTTTGAAATCACCTCACCATTATCAATCTTTTCATTTTCAGTTTCTTCTTCGCTTTCAAGTTCTTCTCTTGCAACAGCAACAGCGGATTCTGAAATGGCAATGGCTAATGTGTTATTATTGTATTCAGCTTCACAAACCATTTCTTCATACGTCAGATTTGTATATAGAAAGTTCATAATCTAATCTCCTACTTTGTTTTAAAAAAAGATTCGTATTTGGCAAATATTTTCTTTTCAAGAGCGTTCAAAGACTCAACACCAAACTCGTTTACTCTTTTAACAAGATTTGGGCCTTTCAGTATAATTGAATTAAACGAAATTGTCATCATAAATTAATCTCCTAGAAACGAAAACCCCTCACTACAAGGATATTATGTCATAGTGAGGGGGGGGTTAGTCAAGGAAAAGTTTTGAAAATACTAATTATTTTTCTTAGCCAACACTTAGAGGTGCTTTAATAACTCCACTATGGGTGTAATTTTTTAGACACCCTTTAAAATCTAATGCTGTCAATTCCAATGTACTCTCTAGTGTGTCAGTTCCTTTTGGTAGTTGAATGGTTGGCCCTACATGAGTTTCATTGTTAATAAATTCAAAGATTGCATCCATGTGATTTTCATAAACATGCACATCACCCAAGTCACATGACAGAGTTCCAACTTCATACCCTGTCCACTTTGCCAGAAGGTGAGTTAATAAAGCGTATGACGCAATATTAAAGGGTAGACCTAGAAACGAATCAACAGATCGTTGCCAGAATTTTAAATTAAGCTTTCCCGTTTCTTGATTGACATAACACTGAAAGCCAAGATGACAAGGTTTTAAAGCCATCAAATCGTTTTCAATTTCGTATGGATTCCATGCCATAACAATATGATCGCGTCGATCAGGTTCGCTTTTTAATCTATCAATCAAGTTTTTAATTTGATCAACTGGTTTTGTCGGTGTGTCTATATTGTAATCGGAACCGTAGCTTCTCCATTGATGAGGATATAGATTTCCCAAAACAATATTTCCTTTACCACCCCATCGCTCGGCGTCATTTGTCCAAATAGTCCACTTGTCTGAATCTTGATCGTTGAACGTATAATGTTTTAGAACTTCAAGAGATGTCGAACCCGATAAAAAGTAAAGAAGCTCACCAAAACAAGAATTCATAGCAAATTTTTTATTGGTGACTGCTGGAAATTCTTTTGAAAGATCAAATTCCAGCCTCTTATCCCACACACTAATTACGTTACCCGTTCTAGTGCTTTTGCTTTCACCCTCTTCAATGATGTGAAGATACATATCTTTTAATTTTTCGTCTACTAGACTCATACTTTATTTTCCTCAAATTTTTTTCGTTGTACCATATCCATCAAATCGAGAAGATCAACTTCTAACACATTTGCGGTTTCATGATTTTCTCACATAGTCATGTTTTTAATTTTTGTCTTTAACTGTTCAAATCCACCAACGTACTCAGTAAATCCGTCATTAGACATAAAAATTTGTGGTACAGTCTTTACAGGAGAACCCACCATTTCGGTAAGTTGTTCTACTGTAACCTCTACATTAACTGTTTTGTAGCTGTAAGGCAATCTTTTATCTTCACAAAGTTTTTTTGCTTTTGCACAGAATGAACAGTTCGGAGTTCCGTAAATAATTACCATTTATATTTTCCTTACCAGTAGTTAATATCCGTTATATCTTTACTATCACCACAACGAGCGCATTTAACCAACACAACTTGCACATATTCCACTGCCGTAAGCGAATGAAAATTCAAAGGATGACTTGCATTTTGAATGCTTCTTCTGAAACTTGTCAGAATCCATCTTTTCTTTTGGTGACAGATAAAATGTATTGTTAACAAGTATCTTATCAGGTGATGATCCTAGATTCCATTTTCTCGCCATTTCGGTTAATCCTTTTTTCTAGAAGGTTTCGCTCCGCTTTTACATCACGAAAGATAGCCTTGTTATCGTCAAACTTGTGCGGGAATCGTTTGTACAATTTATCAATGTTAATTGCAGCGGTTTGTTCAAAATCTGTGTTGAGTGTGCGTAGCAACAGGCTTTCGTACCACATCAAATCACCGGTTTCTTCAACTAGGTTGACCACATCTACCTCTTTACCAGAAAGACGGTCATACAGAGCTTCCAGTAGCTCCACAGCCTCAGTTGCAATACCTACCACAGCATGAACGATATCAGCTTCGTATTGTGGCAACACAACTTTCTCTTTTGCGATTTCATTCACAGGATCAATCCATACAAACGGCTTTTTGTAATAGATATGCTTTTTCAAGTCATCAAGCGGATTTCCTACCTTCACCATTTCTGAAATTGTATAACGCAAAGCTTCAAGAACAGAGTCATTGATTTCAAGACCGTTCTCGAATTTTGGTGCTGTGCGTTCTGATTCTTTTAGGTACGTTTTCATGTCCATTATAATCTTTCCTATTTTAGTTTGTTTAAAAGTTCTTCTACGCCAGAATCCATCAGTTCCACATAAGCGCCCCATTGTGGATCATATTCATACATCATCACATCTTTCAACCAATCTTAAAGAACATGCTGGTAGTATATGATAAACACGAACGGTTGAATATTGAATTTGAACTTCTACAAGCTCATAATCAGGAAAGTTTTTGATATAACCAACAATGTCATCGAGATGATCTATGTTCCATTGTGTAGCTTTCCATGGAAATTGTTCATTACTTGGGTATCCACCACTTGTTGGATCAACTCTTGCATAACAAGATTCAATTTTTGAGCGCAACACAAACAAACTTTTAGTCTTCATTTTAACCTCATCAAATTACAAAATTCAAAATTCTCGTCGTTTGGGCATTCATAACAAATAAGCTTTATTTTTGAATCGTTGGTGGTCATCCATTCGTAAAGATCAGAATCATCATCGAATGTGGCTTTGTGCATTTCCTCATCCCAAGAATTTGAGAATTCTCCTGTGTCGAGATTCAACCAAACGTATTTTTTCATCTTCACACACTCCCGTTTTCAAATTTCTGATCAATCTTGGTCAGTTCGTAAATAGCCTCTTCAAGACCCAGATTAACAAAACCGTTCGCATTTTGATACCGGATGAACACACGCTTGATACCAGCAGATTTTAGAAAGGCAACAAG